GTAGACCCAGATGGTAATCCTTTAAATGTAAACATTGAAGGAACTGCAGTTGGGGATGCTCTAACAAAAGATTATTCTAAGTTGATGAAAACTATCAACGCTAAAAAAGGTAAATGATAAATGGCTGAAAGAAAAGAATACTTTTATAATCCAATTGATTTAGAAAAGGATATTGCAGTTGGAATTACTTTGCCTTTTGGTAAGAATAAAGGATTGTTTTCTTTAAGTTATACAACTGAAGAACAAGCAATATCTAATTTAAAAAATCTTTTATTAACCAGAAAGGGTGAAAGATTATTTCAACCTGAATTTGGTTCATCTGTATATTCTCTTCTATTTGAACAAATGAATGAAAGTTTATCAACTCAAATGGATGAACAACTGAGAGAAGATATTGGATTTTGGCTACCATATATAGTAATTGATGATTTGATAATTCAACCTAATTATGATAGAAATTATGTTGGTATTGAATTAAAATTTAGAGTTACTGAACAAGGTTCAAATCAACAAATAATTATGTTTGTAGATTCAGCAGGTTCTGCTACAATACAATAAGGAAATTAAATGGCAAAGGCAAACAGAACAGATTTAGTACAAAAAGATGTATCTTTAGTTGGAAAAGATTTTGGTGAATTAAGAAAAAACTTAATTGATTTCGCTAAAAACTATTTTCCAAATACATACAATGATTTTAACGAATCATCACCTGGTATGATGTTTATTGAGATGGCATCTTATGTTGGGGATGTTCTTTCATTTTATACTGATACTCAATTAAGAGAATCCTTATTAACTAATGCAGAAGAAAAGGTAAACTTATTTAACCTTGCGGCAGCATATGGATACAAACCAAAGAATGTTGTTCCTGCATCTGTAACATTAGATGTGTTCCAATTAGTTCCTGCTAAGGGTAGTGGTGATGATGTAGTACCTGATTTTGATTACGCTCTTAAAATACAAAGAGGAATGCAAGTTGGTTCTGATGAATTTAGTAATGTACAATTCAATACAACTACAGATGTTGACTTTGAATTCTCATCATCATTTAATCCAACAGAAGTTTCAGTTTATCAAATTGATGAAAACACAAATCAACCAATTTATTACTTACTAAAGAAACAAGTAAAAGCAACATCGGGTACAATTAAAACTAGAACATTTACATTTGGTTCACCTAAGATATATGATAAGATTAGAATCCAAGATGATAGCATCATTAAAATAAAATCAATTACAGATGAAGATGGTGATACTTGGACTGAAGTTCCATTCTTAGCACAAGATACTGTATTTGAACAAATAGAAAACAATGAAGATAATGGTGATGATTTATCACAATATAGTGGAGAAGCTCCATACCTATTAGAATTAAATAGAGTTCCAAAAAGATTTATTACAAGATTTGAAAATGAAGGTAATTTAGTAATTCAGTTTGGGGCAGGTATATCATCAAATGCTGATGAAGAAATTATTCCAAACCCAGATAATGTAGGTTCAGCATTATATACAGCAAACGCATCATTAGACCAAGGTTTAGACCCATCAAACTTCTTATATACAAAAACATATGGAGTTGCTCCATCAAATACAACTCTAACAGTTGAATATACAGTTGGTAATGGTATTCAAGATAATGTACCTGCTAAAGATTTAATTAAAATTATTGGTAGAACATTTGAAAATGATAATACAATTAATCTAAATCAAGATACATTAAGGTTTGTTCAAAATTCATTAGCGGTTACAAATCCAAACCCAGCGGTTGGTGGTAGAAGTAAAGAATCGGATGATGAAATTCGTAACAATGCAATGGCATACTTTGCAGCTCAAAATAGAACTGTAAGTAGAGAAGATTACATTATGAGATGTTATGCATTACCACCACAATTTGGTTCGGTAGCAAAAGCATACATAGTTCAAGATTATCAAATTGAAACAAAAAATAAAAATAACGAAACTATTTCATCTGAAATTCCAAATCCATTAGCATTAAATCTATATACATTGGGGTATGATAATCAGAAGAAATTAACTCAACTGAATCCTGCAACAAAAAACAATCTTAGAAATTACATTTCATATTATAGATTATTAACAGATGCGGTAAACATTAAAGATGCGTTTATAGTGAACATAGCTATCAATTTTGATATTGTTGTTTTACCAGATTACAATTCAAATGAAGTTCTTTTAAGATGTATTAATGAATTGAAAAATTACTTTAACATTGATAATTGGAGAATTAACGAACCAATTAATCTATCACAGATTTATGTTTTATTGGATGGTGTAAAGGGAGTTCAGACCGTACCAAGACCAGATTCAGAAGGTAATGGTGGGTTACAAATCTACAATAAATTTAATGGTAATTATTCACCAAATAAATACGATACTAAACTTGCAACAAAACAAGGTGTAATTTATCCACCTAAAGACCCATCTATATTTGAAGTAAAATATCCAAATATTGATATTAAAGGTAAAGTGGTTACTCAATCATTCTAATTGGAGATAGAAGATGATATATAGAATATACGGACAAAAAGATTCTACAATATATGAACAAGATGCACGAAAAGCACAAAATACAGGTGCTGATGAAATCTTAGAAGTAACCAAATTTTATGATGAAGATACAAATGAAGTTCTTATTGGTAACAGCAGAATCTTAACTCAATTTGATATAACATCTATTTCTGAATCAATTTCAAATGGTGATATATCTTCAAATTGTAAATTTTACTTAAATCTAACATCTACAGAACAAAACGAAGTTCAATCAGAATATCAATTAGATGTGTATCCTGTATCTCAAAGTTGGAGTGAAGGTATTGGGCAGTATTATTACTCACCAGTTGTAACAGATGGTGTTAGTTGGCAATACAGAAATGATTCATTATGGGCAACAGGTTCATTCCAAAGTGGAACAACAGGTTCTTACATATTCAATGCAGGTGGTGGTACATGGTACACATCATCAGTAAACAATACATCATACTCACAAACATTCAACAAATACACAAATGATTTAAAAGTTGAAGTTACCCAATATGTAAAAGATTGGATGAGTGGTAGTAGAGATAATAATGGGTTTATTATCAAAAGACCTCAATCGCAAGAAAGTGGTTCAGTAAGATATGGTTCATCTAAATTCTTTTCAAATGAAACTCATACAATATATGTTCCAACTTTAGAAGTTAAATGGGATGATTCATCCTATCAAACAGGCTCATTATTAGAGTTAACAGATGATAATATTATAATTTACGATAAAAATTTATTAGCAGAATATAAAGAATTATCAAAAACAAGAATCAGAATAGTGGGTAGAGCTAGGTATCCACAAAGAACTTATGCAACTTCTTCTGCATATAATGAGATTAAATATCTTCCACAAAATACTTATTATCAAGTAAGAGATGTTGAAACCAACTTAGTTATAGTTCCATTTGATACAACATACACAAAAGTAAGTTGTGATTCTACAGGAAACTATTTTGATTTTTGGTTCAATACACTTCAACCTGAAAGATTTTATCAATTTGAATTTAGAGTTGATAGAACTAATGGAAGAAGAGAATACTTTGATGGTTATGTATTTAAAGTGGTTAGATAATGGCAGAGAATCCTACAAACATAAAAGATAAAAAAGAAAGAAGAGATGTAAGAAGAAATACATCTAATCAAATTGTGTCTTATACTCTACCAACTAATTCAGTACAGCAATATGGTTTGGTGAAATTACCTGCAATAAAAGAAGAACTTAATAGAGCTCAATTTGAACGACAAATTAACACAAATGTTACAGAATTTCAATTTAATATACCAGATACTAATTTAGAATTAATTTCACTTAACGATATATTCTTCCCACAAAAAGCGATTACAGATACACCATCTTTATTAGAACCATTAAGAGAAAAATATAATTCAAAATATACTCCTGATTTTAACTCTAACAATGGGTTGTATGAAATACCACCTGGATATACAAGAGCTTATTACCCAACAAAATTACCATTTGATAAGGTGATTACAGGACAATCACAAGATGTTGAATCAGGCACATTCTTAATAACACAAGAATTAAAAGATTCAGGATATGATTTATTATTAACATATAGAGTAGCTGCTGAATATAGAGGAGCTGGTGTTGCTGGTAGTAATTTTATAACAATGTTTGATTTTGATAATGCGGATGGAATTGAATCACCTAAACTAGCCAATGGAAAATATGTAGATATAGGATATGCTTTTCAAAACATACCAACACGAATTGTTAATGACCCTGACAATCTGAATAACGTAACATATAACCGTAGAGTTAATGAAAGGGTTTATAGAGTTACTAATTCTGAAATGAGAGTACTTGATAGATGGCAAGTAAAGTGTACAGTTGGTTCATCAAATACACAACTTATCGCAGATGGTTCATATTTTGAGATTGAGGTGGTTGAACCACTATAATAGGATATTGAATGGCAATAGATAGATTTAATAATAAAAACATACTGACATCAGTAAAATCACCAACTGATGGAATACAGATATATTCTGATAATGATTTGGAAAAAATATCTGTAAACAATAGATTATTATCTAAAAATGAATTAGAACCATTTCAAAATAGAATACCTGAAATTGAATTTCATATTTATTCTGGTGAAAATTTATTATTATCAAATAGAAAAGTTATTCAATTTGAAGATAATGTGGGAACTGATGATGAAGATTATAATATCTTATTAACTCCTGAAGGAGATGTAAGGTTATCAAATATATCAAGAGGAAATTATTCAATCGTATATAACTTTTTAGAAAAAATAACAAATGAAGTTAAGATTGATAATGTATCATCTGATTTAACAGAATTAGAATTATCAGTATATTCATCAAATGATTCAACTGGTTTAAAATACATTTTAGATGAAATTAATTCTAATCCAAATTTTAAAGAAGATTTTGTTTTAAACTTTGGTGATAATAACATTGCTCAAATTGTTGGTTTTGATTTTTCACCAAATGAAAGAGTTGGTGATGTATTTGTAAACGTACCATTTCCAACATCAACTTTCGGTGGTAAAAATACTACATTTTATCCAGAAAAAAATTCTGATTTTTGGATTGAAGTTTATTCACAAAATACATTTAAACAAACAGTTACACAAAAAATAAGAAGTGTACCAGTTGATACTCCACCAACAGATGAAAGTCCAGTATTAGGTGAAAGTTCAGTATTAGGTGAAAGTTTAGTATTAGGTGAAAGTTTAGTATTAGGTGAAAGTGCAACCACCGATACTTCAGCTGACGTATTTGTTGAAAATATAGTAATATCTACAGATATATCATACACCACAACAGGTAGAGTTGCTAAGTTTAATATAGATAATCCAAATGGTGGATTTGAATGGGTTCAAGAAAGAGATAATACTGGAACATTAGTTTATTATATATATGGTTCACCAATACCAGGTAGAGATATAAATATAAAAAATGGTTTAGATTATTCAAATGAGTTAAGAGGTAAACCTACCTTTTCAACAGTTAAATATTTCGATGCATCTTTCCAAAATCCAAATGGGTTAACTAAACTTTATGTAAAACTTTATAGACCACTTAGAGGTGATTTACAAATTAAAAATCCTAAGATTGAAAGAGTTTACAGAGGAAGTTATATCGAAAAGTTATTGGTATTCCCAAGAAACGAACAACCAATCGTAGATAACTTTTCAGAACCAAACTTTAAAATTGATTTGGGTAATTACGGTAAATCACAAGGAACTGATTTAAAAAGTTGGAATGATTTATTAGATGCAAACCTAACAACATCACAACAAATCGTTGATAAATATATTAGCTCATCATTTGGTGATTCAAATATAAACTTAGATTATTCTGATTTTGCTAACTTTGTTCATTACTCATCAGCAGTAGAAAGAGTTAACAACTTTAGATACAAATTACAATTAGTAGAATCTTACAACAGTCGAATAACTACATTACAATCAGTTAGTGGTTCTGAGGCAATCACAAACATATCACAATCTATAAATCGTAGAGATAGTGTTGTAAGTGGTATGGATGGTTGGGAAAAATGGATGTATTATGAATCTACAGGTTCGTTATATACTCACTACAGTTCATCTGCATTTACATTTGAACCTTGGCCTAAAACATCTGAATCACCATTAACATTAGTATCAACTACATCAAATGGTGGTATTAATTATTACAATGCGTTGATTGAATCTGCAAGTTACTTTGATTCAATTAATGATGCAAGATTAACAAAATCAATTCCTGCATCAATTGTAGAAGACCCACTTAATAAAGATTATCTTCTATTCATTGATATGGTTGGACATCACTTTGATATTACATGGGCATATATCAAAAAGTTAACTTCTATTAATGAAAGAGAAGAACATCCATTCGATGGTATGCCAAACAATCTATTATATGATGTTGCTAAATCAATGGGATGGAAACTTACACATGGTAAAGACCGTTCAGATTTATGGAAATACGCATTAGGAACTGATGCAACAGGTAGTAGATTACAAACTGGTTTATTAAAATCAAAACCAGATGAACAAATTACAAATGAGGTTTGGAGAAGAATTGTAAACAATATACCATACCTACTAAAAACAAAAGGTTCTGCGAGAGCAGTTAAAGCACTTATCGCAACTTATGGTATTCCACAAGCATTCTTATCAATTAGAGAATATGGTGGTCCAATGGTTGAAGATGTAAGACCGATTTGGGAGCATGATAGATTTGTATATCACCTAAGATTTGATACTGATAATTACCTTACAGTTCCTTGGGATAAAATTACAGATATTGATTCTGCTACATATGAAGTAAATGACCCAAACCCAATTGATACAATTGAATTATTTGTTCAACAAAACTTTAAAAGAACTACTGCAGTTCTAAACAAAGGAGTAGATTTTGGTGTTGTATTTGAACCAACAGGTTCTTCTACTAAAGGTAACATTCACTTATATTTGAGTGGTAGTGGTGGATATAAATCTGCATCTATAAATGATGTTCCACTTTTTGATTCTACAATGGGAACACTTTTAGTTCAAAGAGAAAGTTCAGTTGATGATATTACTCAAAACAATACTTATAAGATTCAATATCGTAGAAACAGAAAAGATAGAATTGTATTAAATAAATCAGCAAGTATATCAATCGATGGTTCAACTGAATCATCATACAATGCCGCTTGGACTGGAAGTGGTACATTAACAGTAGGTAAAGATTTACCAACAGTTAGTGGATTAACACTTTGGAATAACGCGGAATATTTAAGTGGTTCGATACAAGAATTAAGATATTGGGCAAATCCACTTAAAGATATTGTAGTTGATGAACATACACTTTCAAGAGAAACTTATCATGGTAACTCTGCGACTTCATCTTATTTTGATTTGAAGTTTAGATTCATACCAGATTCAAGAATAAGAAATATCGCAACTACATCTTCATTCTATTCTCAACACCCAAACCAGCAGATATTAGAAACTGAATTGGGGTATCAATTATCTGCATCTTTATCTAATTTTGAAGCAGATGATTTAAGAGGTGTAACTGAAGAGTATTATACAAAAGTTCCATCGGCAGGTGCTAATAACATTATGAATAATAAGGTTAGATTAGAATCAAGTATTTTAAGAGCACCATTAGATGTTGATGAAAGAAGAGAAAAATCAAAGTATGATACCGCACCTGTAGATTCAAACCAAGTTGGTGTATATCTTTCTGCTACTAAAATGTACAACGAAGATATCTACAACCATACAGGTTATTTTGAGATTGATGATTACATTGGTAATCCTGATAATAGAGAAGGATACACAGAACAAAATGAAGAATTGGATTATGTAAGAAGACAAGTATTTAAAAAATACAGTAATAAAAACTTAATCAACAATACAATCGATATTTTAGCAAGATATGATTTTTCAGTATTTGAACAAATCAGACAAACAATGCCTGCTAGAGCGGATTATAATTCTGGTATCTTAATTGAACCACATATTTTAGAAAGACCTAAAATCAAATCTAAAACAAAGGTATCATATACTCAACCACAATATGATGTTGTAATAACTAATGAGGTACCTGTAATATCTGAGTATGTTACTTATGAAACAACTATAGATAATAGTAGGCAAACACTAACTGCAGACTATACATTCTACGAAACAACTATATTAGAACCTGTTAGAATACCTGATGTAACTTACATTAATTATGAAACTACAATTACATTCCCATTTACATCATCTATATTTGCATATAAAAATGATATAGAAGACTTAGGTAATTTATCAGCAAGAGAAGACCAGTATAGAGCTTCTACATACCTATACACATTACTAATACCAACTGCATCTAATATAGATACAGGTTATGGTGCTGGATGGGTTGCAGTAACAAACTCTGAAGAAGAATATTCACCAATTGGTAGAACTATAACAAATCAAAGAACTTCTAAATATGCCAAAAAAGAAGTTTACTTTTATTCAACAGCATTATCAGCATCTTTAGGATTATACAATTCATCATCATTAGTTCCTGCTGAAGTATCTACAGATGAATTACCATTAGCGGTTCAAAATTTAAGATACTTAGGATGTAAGATGACATCTGATTCGTTAACAACAAATTCACCTGATACGCCAGATGGAAAACCTGTTATTGAAGTATTCCAAGCAGACCCTAAAGTTTTAATTTATACTTCAGAAACTGCGGATGAAGGTAACTTAGATGTAGATGTTGAAACTAACCTACCTATACTTAAATTGGAAGATTTAAAAGTAAATGAAGATGTTAAGTATAAGAGAAAGTTAGAATATGATGCTGAAGTAAAGGCATTCCGTAGAGAAATTCAAAGACTTATTGAAATAGAAAACAGTAGAAGAGTTGAGTTTGATGCTAAATATGAAAACTTCAAAGTATCAAAAAGACGAGAAGAAAAACGTAGAGATGAATTTGATATAGTAACTGGATTTGATATCCAAAATAAAAGATTTATTAATCCAGAAAAACCTCAATCAAATAATTATTAAAAATGGCAAAACGACGAGTATATAAAGAAGAGTTTAGAGTAAACAGAGATGATGGTAGTACGCGTAAGGAGATACCAACACCAACTCCACCTATTAAAAATTCTGAAAATTTTATAGAAGATACACCAATACAATCACCTATGGAAATGGGCGATGATATTGTATTGGATATAAACCAAGAAGTTTTAAGAAGAATCGAATTGGAATCCAAAAAAGAATTACAACCAAATCCAATTGATGAAATAAAAACAATTGATGAAAGTATTGAAGAAATAATAAAACCAATTCAAAAAGTTGTAGATACTCCATTAATTTTAGATGGTAACAAAGAAATATCACCAGTTGATAGAGTACCATCTGATATATTGAGTAGGGTGGTTAGTAGACCAAAACCGAATATAATTGAAAAGCCTCAAGTAATAGATGTTACAGTATTATCTGAAATAGAAAAAAGAAGATTAGCATCTGAAGAACAAAAAAGAAGAATGATGGGTGATGAGCGTAGTGCTGATATTCAACAATCATTTGAAGAAGAACAGGAGCGTAGACAATTATTTGATGAAGAAATTGAAGTGATGAAATTTGAATTTGAACAATATTTAAAAGATAAATATCCTGAGTTTGATAAGGATAATATTGAAAATAGAGACGTTGTTACAAATCCACCATCACCTGAAGAATTACAAGCAAAAGAAGAAGAAAAACAAAGATTGAGAGAAGAACGTAGACGTAATAAACAACAACAAAAAGCTAAGAAACGAAACTTACAGAAGCAAAAACTTCAAAGATTGGAAAGAGAGAAAGAACGTAAAGCTCAAGAAAATGAATTTGAAATAAACAAATTAAGACGGGATGAAATCAACACATTCTTAGAAGAGGATATAATCATAGAGCAAAAAGAGAAACTTGCAAGAAATCCTGAAATTGAAGGTTTAAACGAAGTTCAAATTAAACTTAAAGAAATCGAACAATTTGAGAAAAGATTGGGTAGACCGATTATACCACATAGAGATATAGTGGAAAGTGAAGAATCAGATTTAGACCCAAAAGCTTATACAAATTCAAACGATGATTTAATAATCATACCTGATAACATTGATGTTGTAGGTGATTTGGATAAGTTAAATAAATTAAGAGAGTTGAGACTAGAATTAGAGTCTGAAACAGATGATGATAAAGATTATGTTTCTAATAGAGGTAGATAATTCAAAAATATTAATATTTATATAAAAATGAAAAATTTGTAAATTGGTTTAAAAATATTTATTTACATATTTATTACTATAATAGGAAAATCAAAAGGTAAAATATATGGGATACTTAGATAACTCATCGATAACAGTAGATGCAATTCTTACCAAAAAGGGTAGAGAATTAT